TAGGAAACCCTTCCTGGTTTTATTGGCTGCTTCTGCTGCCAGGATTTTATCCCGGCTGTCGTAAAAGGCAGCAACTCGATCTGATAAGTCCATGATGCTGTGACCAGCACCGACTGCTTTGGTGATGAATGAATGGGCCGATTTGGCAGCACTGACTGCCATAGTAATTTCTGCAATCAATGGTGAGCTCCGGGGTGTTGGTTAGCTTTGCTGCCAGAGTAGGCAGAGGGCCATTATACCAGGCGCTGCTGTGTCCCCTGGAAAGGTCAACCGCCACTGTCAACTATCGTTAGGACACAACGAATGCGTCAGATATGCAATATAATGCAGGGCATTACAGGCTAACCTGGAGCACAAACCATTGGCGAAGACAAAAGACATCGATTACGCAGAGGTCGAAAGACTAGCATCCATCGGCCTTACGGACGAACAGATAGGCACCAGCATCGGCGTGAGCCGTTCAACTATCACCCGGAGGAAGCGCGACGATGACGCATTTGACGCCGCTATAAGGCGCGGGAAGCAGGCCGGGCTGACCCAGGTGGTCAGCAGCTTGTTCAACGCAGCCACCGACCCCTCAAAGCCTAATATGAGTGCAGCCATCTTCTATCTGAAGAACCGGGGGCAAGGCGCCTGGCGGGATAGACAGGAAGTGGACGCTAACCTAAGCGGCGCTGTGTCAGTCGACCATGACCTGGACGCAGCCCTGGAATCACTGAAGGCAGCCGGCATTGATCCTACCAAGCTTTAGCCGCTGCAGTAATACATGGGATAAAAGTCAAGTAAAAACAATGACTTACGATTCCAGGTCACAATTTCGGTGTGAATTCGAGGCCCGCGCTGCCCTGGGGAGGCTCCTTCCAGGGTCGCTTCGCAAAATCGGGTACCTGGCGGCGGCGGTACGCCCCGGCATATCTGAGTACATATAGGGCGGTCTTATATGAAATGTTGGCACTGCAACACAGAGCTCATTTGGGGCGGCGATCATGACATGGAATGCGACGACGGAGAATTCTCCACGTTCGCCATTGTTACTAATTTGTCGTGCCCAGGCTGCGGCTCTTATGTGGAGGTGTATTTACCAACACACGCAACCTGGAAAGCAGAAGAAGAAGCGGAAGTATGACCAGGAAAACTTCAAAAAAATCGACTTCAAAAAACCAGGTACCTGGTTTGACAACGGCCCAGAAAAATAAAGCGGAGAAAATCGCGGAAGCTATCCGGGTGGTAAAGCTGCACAAGGCACAGAATCGATTGCAGTATTGGGAACCCTACGGTTGGCAAAGAGACTTTTACAAAGCCGGAACCAAAAACAAACAACGTATGCTCATGGCAGCAAACCGTGTAGGTAAAACTGCCTCCCAGGCTGCAGAGGTCGCCTTTCACCTCACAGGTTTATATCCAGATTGGTGGGAGGGTGTGCGGTTTACCAGGCCGACCAAGATATGGTGCCTGGGTGTCTCCGGTGAGCAGCTGCGCGATGTAATCGTTAAAGAACTGATGGGCATGTACCTGGGTGAAGGGAAGTTTGACGGTTCCGGGTTAATACCTCAAAAGCTTATCTACCAGGTAACTCCAGCTATGGGTACGCCCAGGCTGCCCAGGGATGTCGCTGTGCGTCATGCTGCCGGGAATACCAGCCTTGTAAGTTTTAAGTCCTACACCCAGGGGCAGCATGTCCTCATGGGATCGAGCCAGGACTACATTTGGATCGACGAGGAGCCGACTGATCCCACAATTTACCCTCAATGCCTAACTCGTACAGCCACAGGTAACGATGGGAAAGGCGGCTACCTCGTCGGTACTTTGACACCGGAAAACGGGATGACTGAGTTGGTGAGCCAGTTTATGGATCACCCGGCAGAGGGCCAGTATCTGCAAAACGTCACCTGGGACGACGCGCCTCATATCACTGCTGAGACAAAAGAGCAGCTGCTGGCAGCAATACCAGAATACCAGCGCGACATGCGCTCCAAAGGCATCCCGGTACTGGGTGAGGGAATGATATTCCCCATAGCCGAAGAGGCGATTAAGTGTGATCCCTTTGAGATACCACCTCACTATAAAAAACTGTGTGCTGTGGACTTCGGTATTACGCACCCGACTACTTGCGTCTGGACAGCATACGACGCTGACAGCGACACAATTTACATATACGACGCCTATAAAAAAGAAGGCGAAATACCAGCTGTGCATTCAACAGCTATTAAAGCCAGGGGCAAAGACATTCCCTGCATTTATCCACATGACGGCGACAGCACAGAAAAGGGCAGCGGCAAAACCCTGGCACAGATGTACCTGGAGTCTGGGGTTTTGATGATAGGCAAGTTTACTAACCCGGACGGATCAAACTATGTGGAACCAGGGTTAATGGAAATGTTGGAACGATTTCGCACAGGGCGGCTGCAGGTCTTTAAAAACCTGGTGCCCTGGTTCGAGGAATTCCGCAGATACCACAGGAAAAAGGGAAAAATTCACAAGGAGTTCGACGACCTTATGGATGCCACCAGGTATTCAGCCATGTCTGTGACACGGTACGGGCAAAACGATGTAGAGCGACAGCAACTAACCAACGGACAACTAGGATACACGACCCATGAATACAACTTCTGAATTCAACGAAGATGGCGAGATCAACGAAGGCGAACTGTTAGCCACGTTGGAAAATATGATTAATGCTGCTGACTCTTACTCTGAGAGCGAGATTGGTGAGCAGCGGGATAAAGGCCATAAATACTATTACGGGATGCCCCTGGGTAATGAGCGCACAGGTAGATCGCAGCATGTGAGCATGGATGTCTTTGACGCCACTGAGTCGGTCAAATCAATGCTTATGGAAACCTTCAGTGCTGACAGAGACATCTGTCGATTCGACCCTCAAACCGCAGAGGACTTTATGCCTGCCAAGATGGCAACGGCACTAACAAATTATATCTTCTACCGGGAAAACAAAGGATCGAAAATTCTGCACGATGTGATCCACGACGCCCTGGTAGCGAAAACGGGGATCGTTAAGCGGTACTACAAATCTCTGTATGAGTACGACGAAGAAACCTTCGAGGGTGTTGATGAGGCAAGCTTCAACCAAATCGTTTCTGATCCAGATGTAACAATCACTGAGTATGCTGAAGAGCTCCAGGCTGTCCAGGCAGCTGACCCCCAAACAGGTGAGGTCATTGAGGCCAGCCAGGTCACTTACAGCGGTGAACTTTTGCGGAAGATCGACAAAAGCAAAATCTGCATCGAGGTCATACCCCCAGAAGACTTTTTGATTACACCCCGTGCTACTGATGAAGAGGATGCTGATTTCTGTTCGCATCGCACCAGCCGCACACGCGGCGAGCTATTAGCAGAAGGGTACGACGCTGCCCTGGTTGCCAAGCTGGATGAGGATAAAGACCTCAAAGGCGATGGGCGATTAGGCCGTGACAGCGTTGACGGATTCCGACATGACGACGACAACAGTGAGAGCCAGGATCGTCAGTATGTGACGGTTTATGAATCGTATTTGAAAAAATACCGGCCCGACCTGCAGAAATGCGTAGTGCTGAAAGTGCTGCACAGCCGCAGACACCTCCTGGATGTTGAGATAGTAAGCGAGAAGCCTTTTAGGTATTTCACACCATTCCCGCTGCCTCATAGATTCCACGGTATGAGCCTGGCAGATGTGTTGTTCGATATTCAGAAAACACAGAGCAGCCTAAAGCGCGGTGTTGTCGATCATACGTTTATGACGAACACCAGCCGCTTCATTGCGAATCTGTCCCTGGTTAAAAATCCCAGAGACCTGCTGCAGAACAAGGTTGGTGCTGTGATCGATGTTAATTCTCCAAACCCGGAGAATGTAGTTCGGCCTCTGCCTATGCCTAATCTATCCGGGACAGTGTTCCAGGCGATAGAAAACCTGGAGACAGAGAAAGAAGCGCGCAGCGGGATGAGCAGAATGGCGCGTGGAATGGATAGCACTGTTGTGAGCAAGCAGAACAGCAGCGACTTGATTACGCAGTTTATGAATGCCAGCAACCGTCGAATCATGGTCATGGCCCGAAACCTGGCAGAAAACTTCTTGAAGCCACTAATGCATGACATCTACCGCCTGGCAGTCGAATACGAGAACCAGGACAAGATGATCCAGCTGGACGGTCAGTTTGTCCCGGTTAACCCAGCCCTCCTGGGTGATCGCACTGAAATGACTGTGGCAGTTGCACTGACTCCAGAAGAGCAGGCCCAGGAAGCGCAAATGCTTCTGGCCCTGGATAGCCAGTTCACAATGAATCCTAGCGACCCGACCCTGGGTGGAATGTATGGGGTGCAGCAGCGACATGCGTTGATCAGTAGAGCCTATGAGTTGCTAAACATTAAGAACGGCGCCTCATTCCTGTTTGATCCAAACAGCCAGGAATTCCAGCAACAGCAGCAAATGATGGCCCAGCAGCAAGAAGAGGCTGCAGCCAAACAGGCTGAGATCGAGAAATTCCAGGCCGGCATGACTGCAAGACAAGTCGCCGTAATGGAAGGGCAGTTGGAGCTCGATGCATTGAAAGAGCAAAACCGAATGCTTGTTGAAATGGAAAACATGCAGCACGACCAGGAACAGAAAGAGACCAGGTTGATGATGGACGCGGAAAAGCAATCTCACGATATGGAAATGTCAGAGGCAGAACTGCAGCTGGAATCAGAACAAAAACGCAACGTAAGCATTGGGTGATTTATGACTGATCTAGAGAAACGCTGGGCCGGCTTCATAAAAAAGGCCAACGACAAAAAATACGCCAAGAAGAAAACGCGGAAGCAGGCGTTTGATGAATTTCAACAATGGAAAGCTGGAAAGCTGGATAAAGACACCGCCTTACCCAAAGCGCCTTCGCGGGGCCGTATGGCGAGGATTAAACCAAAACCAACCACATAGTGGAGTTTTTATATGAGTGACACACCAATAGGCGAGATGGCTGCCGATGCTAACGCCGCAACAGAACTGTTGGGCAGCGATGTTTTTAACAAGGCGTTTGAGCAAATGAACATGCAAATAGTCGAGCAAATCTTGGCTACACCCCCGGAGGCAGATGCTGAACGGGAGCGTCTATACAACATGTTCAAAGCCGGCCAGGTCTTTGTGCAGCAGCTTGGCGCCATGATTAATCAATACGAATTAACCAGGACACAGGAACAGGTGTAAAATAGGAGAATAACCATGTCAGAAGAGCAAACCGTACAGGACTCAACTGAGGCAGGTGGTAACGACATTATCGCGAGACTTGAGGCTGTAATGGCATCCTCTCAAGAGGATCAAACCGAAGAGCCTAAAGATGAGCAAGAAGTGACTGAAGAAGTCACTGATGAAGTGGTCGAGGAGTCACAGGAAGTTGAGGAAGAATCTGAGGAGTCTGAGGAGGTCGAAGACCCAACTGAAGAGTCTGAAGAGGACACTGAAGACAAGACTGAATATGTAACTGAAGGAAGCCTGGAGATTGACGGAAAACCCGTATCAATCGATGAGGTGAAGCTCGGTTATATGAGACAAGCCGATTACACCAAGAAGACGCAAGCTGTAGCCGAACAACGTAAGGCTGCCGAAGAACAATCGGCAACTTATGAATCCACATTGAGCGCCCTCTTGACTGCAGCTGGAGCAGACCTTTCACGTTTCGACAATGTGAACTGGGAGCAGGCAGCAGTAGAAAATCCTGATCAATACAGACAAGCGAAAGCGATGTTTGAGCAAACTAAGCAAACGCACGATTTTATTCGCGCACAAGCTGAAGAGCATCAAAAGCGCACAGAGCAACAGCAACAGGCGGCGATGAAAGAAAGCGCCAAAGAAAGTCTGACTGTTTTAAAAGCCACAATCCCCGATTGGAATAACGACCTGTATTACGCCATTGGCGAGTACGCAACAGGATCGTTGGGTGTCACCACCGAAGAGTTTAATGAGGTGCACGACCATCGGATGATCACTGCTCTGTACAAAGCTATGAAGTTTGACCAGGCGAAGTCGGTTACGAAAAAGAAAGTTAAATCGTCGCCGCAAAAAACTTTATCGGGCAAGAAAGCAGAGCCGAAAGACCTGGGTAAAAAAGAAACTTATCGAAAATCGCGTGAGCGACTACGAAAGTCGGGTCGAGTAGAGGATGCAGTTCAAGCCCTCTTGAACAGAACTTAACTTTAGGAATTTTATCATGCCAGTAGTAGCAGGTACTTTAAAGACATTCGACCAGGTGGGCCTCAAACAGGATATTGAGGACATAGTGTATGACATAACACCCACATTGACGCCCTTTACCTCCTCAATTGGAACTAGCACAGCGTCAGCCACTTTACACCAGTGGCAGCAATCAGAACTTGCGGCGGTGGGAACCAATGCAGCCGTCGAGGGAGCAGACGCGGGCACAGCAAGTAACAACACCACAACTATGAAAACTGCTAACACGCAGATTTTCACTAAGGTTGTTCAGAGCTCCGGTACTTCCGAAGCCGTAGAAAAGCACGGTCGGGATTCGGATTTAGCGATGAACATCGCGATGAAGGGAAAAGAGTTGCGTCGCGACATAGAACATGCCTTTGTGGGTGCCAACCAAACAGGTACAGCAGGTAATGCAACAACTGCCCGTCAGTTAACTTCGGCTCAGAATCAAATCGATTCTTCTGTAACTAGCACTGCTGGTTCCAACAGAACATTTA